TCTTTTAATTTAAAAGACCACACAATGACTAATGACCCAGAAAAAGCAATTTGGACATTAAAGAATTGTGATATGAATTATTTGGTAATGGGTAACTATATTATAAGTAAAATTGATAAGTAATGATACTTCATGCATATGGTGATAGTTGGACAGAGGGTGAAGGTTGTAATATCAAAAAAGAAAAAACCTTAAAAAACCAAAATTTAATAATATATCGCAATAATCATTCTTGGGTAAAATCACTCGCAGAAAGATTGGATATAAATTGGGTTAATAATGGTAAGAGTGGTAATCCTAATTCCGTTATATTTAATTCCGTAATAGATGATGTTACAACGGGCAGAATTAAATCAGGAGATATTATTAGTATAATGTGGAGTTCATCTTTAAGAGATTATGCTGCATTTTTACCAAGACAGCAATGGGTAAGTTGGTCGATAAAACATTTACTAAATAGGCCGGATAAATTTATTGAATCATATAAAAGTAATAACACTACATATGATTCATTTCTACAAGAATACAAATCCTTTTTTTTAGAAAACCTTTTTAATCAAACTTATTACAATATAGTTAATCAAAACTATATTATTTTTTTAGAAAAATTATTAAAATTTTACAACATTAAATATTTTATGTCCGACGCATTTGACAAAATGGTAGACGTAGAACAATTGAATCCAATTGACAATTATTTGGATTTAATTAATAAAAATACATACTGGAATTTTGGTAGTAAGACAATGCGAGAGTTTTTAGAAGAAACCGAAACCGATTGTTTTGAAGATACGAATGAACCCGGTAAACACCCGAATGCATTCGGATATAATCTAATAAGTCAGGAACTTTATAATTATATAATAAAGAACAACATAATATAATGGCAACAGAATTTCAACTATTTGATGGTAAAAACTTATCATCATTGTTTAAAGATATATACGAAAATCAACAAAACAAAAAGAAAAACATTTCGGACTTAATTGAATCTTTAAGAAAATTAATTAGAAATGTTGGTGAAGCAACGGTTATTGCACCTATCATAAAAGATTTGATTGAGGTATCAGTTAAAAATGATGACCATTTAATTAAACTTGCAACTATTGCACAAAGACTTGCAGCGGCAGAAGCCAAAGGTATTGGTGAAGATGGTTGGTTAAGTGAAAATGAAAAAGCACAATTACTTCAAGATATGGAGGACACTATCAATGCGGTGGAAGAAAAAGCGAAAGAAAAGATTACTGATATTGAAATAGAGATTGAAGAAATTAAAACAAAACTATAATGACTGAGGTAACATCATTTCTGGCTATTGTACATAATGTTTATCCAACCAATTCAAAATTTTTAACAAAAGATAAAGAAGATACGGTTGCGGTCTATAATGATAATAAAGATTTTGTAGAAGAAGATGCAAGGTTTTATGGTGCAATAACATATGAATTTGAAAATACTTTTGAAATTGATGATTACGCATTTCCATTTGACAAAAACAATTTTACATTTCCAATAAAAGGTGAAACGGTTGTTATATTAAAAATGTTTAATCAAACTTTTTGGTTACCATATACTAACACACCTTATTCAAATTATAGAAGAGATGAAGTAACATATACGGCAACAAGACCGGTTGACAACGAAGGTAATGATTCATCAGGCCAATCGTATTCTAATACAACAAAAACCGGTGGAACAACATCGACACAAAAAAAAGATGACATTGGATATAAGATAAACGAAAAAATTAAATTTTTAAAACCAAAGCAAGGTGATACTATTCTAAGTGGTAGAGTTGGAAATACTATTAGATTTTCTGAACTATTTTTGTCAGAAGATGATAAAACTTCTTCACCATCCATTTTTATAAGAAATAAACAAAACCCAGAATTAGATTCTAAAAAAATAGGTGAGTTAATAGATGAAGATATAAATAAAGACGGAACATCAATTTATATTACTTCTAACAAGGTTAAAATACCATTTAAAGAAACTATTAAAAAACAAAAAGTTGGATTTACCGATTATCCAAATTCAAAAGATTTCACAGGTGACCAATTATTTATAAATTCGGATAGAATAGTTTTATCTGCAAAAGCAAAGGAATTTATCATATTTGGTAAAGGAAATACTGGTGTTATAACCGATGGTAAATATTCAATTGATGCAGAGAAGGAAGTTTATATAAATTCAAATAAAAACATTACAATCCATTCAGTCGGGTCAAATCAAATATTTCTTAATTCGGAAAATGGTAAGGTTTATATAGGAAAAAATAGTGGAGAAGGTGATGCGGGAGCGAGTGTTCAAAAGATGGTATTGGGTGGTGAATTAGTTGCCATATTACAGGAATTAATAATTGCAATCGGTTCTCAAATTTTTTTAACCCCATCGGGCCCATCTAAAATGGGGCCGGAGAATTTTACCGATTTTACTGCAATTTCTAATAAATTAAAAGACATATTATCTTCAACCAATTATTTAAGTAAGTAACGTGGCAATTAATTTACAAAAAGCAAAAAATGTATTTGTTGGTGGTATTTCTAATAGCTGGTCGGATTTTTATTTGAATATGTCGTTGGAAATGGCTGAGAATGTTGCCAAAAACAAAACATTGGCGGGTTTAGCTAATAGAGGTGTATTTGACTTTACGGGCATCGAATCGGAAGCATTAAAAAATTTAAATGAGAATTTTTGGTTTGCACAATCATTAGCAGAGGAATATGACAAAGTTGTAAGAGGTGGTTTTACTCTATTGCCCGCATATGGTGTACCGATAGAGTTTGGCAATAAACCTGCTATGCAAGCTAAATTAATTGAATTATTAGCATATACTAAATACAATAAAAGTGGTGATTTATTGAGAGATATTGGGCCAGCAGTACAAGCTTATTGGCTTGGTGCACAACTTTCAAAAACTACTACACCGAAAATACCATGCTTCGGCGCTGTTACTAATGTTACGAATATCCAAGGATTTAATATATTTCCGGGCATATGGACACCATTATCGGTACCACCTATGGATAATGTATCACCATGGTTGTTGAATTTTATATTATCGGCTTCGGTTCATTTATTAACAGTTACGGGTTTTATTCAATGTATGTGTACATATCCACCACCGGCACCACCTGCTCCTGGATTCTCACTATATCAAGGATATTTTATAAAACCTGTTTCATTTACACCCTTAAAATCTTTGGATTATAAAGATATGGTACAATTGGCGGGTGGTTTGGTTTTTAGTCCGGTATTTGATGCATTTGCAGAAGGTACGCAAGCAAATGATACATTTAACAGAATAAATGTATCACCGGGGGCAATAGGTGAAATTTTGACCAAAGGATTTACGGAAGGACAAGACTTTCAAGAGACCGATATAAGATTGGCATTAAATTCTATTATAAATGGTGACGAATCAGCTATGAAAGAAGCAGGAACTACTATAAGAAACAATAGAGGGTAAATTTATTCTTTCAATATTTATTACTAAAACATATATAAACAATTATTATGAAATCAGAAATTTTATTAACTTTAATCAAAGAAGTTGTTAAAAACGAAGTTAAGCAACAAGTTAAAGAAGAATTAACCAAGCTTATCAAATCTGGTGCAGTTACATTAAACTCACAAAAGAAAACATCAACTCCATCTTTGAGAGAGATGACAGAAGTTACATCTAAACCGGTTGTAAAACAACAACCAATTCAACAAACACAAAGACCAACGAAGGAATTTTCAAAAGACCCGATGATAAATGAGATTTTGAATATGACGCAACCATTTACGGCAGAACAAAGAAAAGAAGGTGCTCAAGCGGTTAGTAGTGTATTGGATATGATTAAACCCGAATTAAGAGTGGATGCAGATGAATGGGAAACAATGGATTTTAGAGGAATAGATGTTCCTCAAAATACTCCTCAATTCGAATCAACTGGTGACGGTTTGCAAGATGCTACAATAAAAGCATTGACGAGAGATTATAGTGAATTAGTAAAAAGATTTAAATAATGGCAATTGAACTTGGAAAAGTTAATGTTACCGATTTAACACAAAATGATTATAAAATATTAGGTATTGGGATTAATAGAAATTCCGATGTCGGTGGTATTTTTGCTGTTAATTACTCAACATTAAACCAAGCCAAAGATAGTCTAAAAAATTTAATTCTAACTCACAAAGGTGAAAGAATAATGGAACCCGAATTTGGTTGTGATGTGTGGAGAGTAATCTTTGAACAAATTGATAGTGATTTGATAGAAAGTAGAATTGAAAATGCAATATTAGATGCAGTTTCAATTTGGATGCCCTATATAACGATAGATGAAATTATATTTGATTACGATGATAATGATATTGACAATAATAAAATATTTTTAGATATAAAGTTCTCATTAACATCAAATAGAAATTTATCAGAGAAAGTTCAAATAAATGTAAATAATTAATAATGCCGATTAAACCTTTAAATAATATAGGAAGTAAAGACTTATCATATGTTGGTAAAGATTTTGCAACATTAAAGCAGAATCTTATAGAATTTACCAAAACATATTTTCCAAATCAATATTCCGATTTCTCCGAAGCTTCACCTGGTTCAATATTCATAGACCAAGCTGCGGCAGTTGGTGATATGTTGTCATTTTATCAAGATGTACAATTAAAAGAATCAATGTTAGTACATGCAACCGAAAGGAAGAATGTAATGGCGTTGGCACAACAAATGGGATATAAACCAAAAGTAACATCACCAGCTGTAACGGACATAACGGTTTATCAATTAGTTCCTGCAAATGGTAATCAACCCGATTCACGATACTATCTTCGAATAAAAGATGGTATGGAAATTGAGTCAACTACAAATACATCAATTATATTTAGAACTGTGGATTCGGTTGATTTTTCATCACCAACAGACAGAGAAATTGAAGTATATGAAAGAGATTCAACAGGTGTACCATCAAAGTATCTTATTACAAAAAAAGTAAAAGCAATATCTGCACAAGAGATATCAACAACACTCACATTGAGTGATGATGTTGATTATCCTAGTATAACATTATCGGACACCAATGTAATTCAAATAGTATCTGTAACGGATGAAGATAATATAAAATGGTATGAAGTTCCATATTTGGCACAAGAAAGTATATTTGTAGAAAAACCAAATACCGAATATAATAGTGACTTATCACAATATTCTGGTTCTGTTCCATATGTTTTGGAAATTCAAAAAGTTCCATATAGATTTTCTACAAAAGTAAATTCAGACAATACATTGGATTTACAATTTGGAAGTGGAGATGTTAATTTCTCAGATGAAACCATTTTACCAAATCCAAAAAATGTTGGATTAGGATTGGCCAATTCGGTTACTAGATTGAACCAAAGTATTGACCCATCTAACTTTTTAAAAACCAATACATTTGGAGTTGCACCTGCAAATAAAACACTAACTATAAAATATTTGATAGGTGGTGGTGTAACATCTAATATAAATCAAAGAGATTTAACAAGTATAAGAAGAATAGAATTTGATGATGATTTATTATCAATTCCTGATAACTTATTAAATTCTTATGAGGATACAAAATCTTCGGTTGCAGTTGAAAACTTAATACCAGCAACAGGTGGTAGAGGTGTTGAATCAATTGAAGAAATTAGACAAAATGCATTGGCCACATTTGGTTCTCAAAATAGAGCAGTAACAAGACAAGACTATATTGTTAGAGCAATGTCTATGCCGGAAAGATATGGTAGTGTTGCAAAAGTTTATGTAAGTCCGGATGGTGAGATTGATAATAATTCTCCGTCATCTATACTTGCATCTCCACAAAATATAACGGAGTTTGCAAATTTGGTTGATTCTATAAAAGGATTACCAAAACAGGATATTCAAAAAGAATTAGTTAAATATTTGAGTCAAAAGAAATCTAACTTAAATGAAGTTAATAACCCATTTGCAATTAATATGTATGTTTTGGGATATGATTCAAATAAAAAATTAACAAATCTAAATCAAGCAGTTAAACAAAATCTTAAAACATATTTAGGTGAATATCGTATGATAACAGACGCTGTAAATATGATTGATGGGTTTGTTGTAAATATAGGTGTTGATTTTGAAATTATGGTTTATTCAAATTATAATAAAAGAGAAGTATTAGCAGAGTGTTTAGCAAAATTACAACAATATTTTGAAATAGATAATTGGACATTCAATAAACCAATTAATATTTCGGAAATTGAATTAATACTGGCAAATATAGAAGGAGTTATGAGTGTACCATCCGTTAAGATTTCAAACTTGTGTGGTGGTGATGGTAATTATTCAACAAACAGATATAACATCGATGAAGCAACCAAAGGAAAGATAGTTTATCCATCATTAGACCCTTGCGTATTCGAAGTTAAGTATCCAACAAAAGACATAAAAGGGAGGGCTTTATAATGCATAAATTTTTCACATCATCATACGATGCTAGTATTTACTTACAACAACCCGACCAAAACGCAGGTAGGGATGAAATATTAGAAGTAGGTAAACTTTATTATGGTTCTTCAAAAGAGATTGCTAGAAGTTTATTAAAATTTGATATAACGGAATTATCTTCTTCTATCACAAATAATGTAGGAACAAGTAGTTATTCTGTTTTCTTAAATTTAAGAGCAGCAAATTCAGAAGAACTTCCATTAGAATATGTAATCTATGCAAATGCGGTTTCTCAAAGCTGGACAATGGGAACTGGTACTAAATTTGATAACATAACATCGGATGGTATTAGTTGGAAATATAGAAATGGAATTGATACTTGGCAAGATAATGTTATTGCAGGGACTGCCGAATTTACTCCGGGAACAACCGGTTCTGCAAATGCGGAGGGTGGTACTTGGTATTTATCCGGGTCAGCATCACAATCATTTAACTATGAACATGATGATATTAGAATGGACATAACCAATATGGTATCATTATGGATTAGTGGTTCTTTACCAAATAATGGTTTGATAGTTCATCATGGACTTATCAACGAATCCGATGATTTGGATTATGGTGTATTAAAGTTTTTTTCAAAAGAAACTAATACTATATACGAACCAAAATTAGAATTAGTTTGGAACGACCAATCATTTACAACAGGAAGTTTAACTCCTGTAACCGGTTCGATATCTGATGATGATTACAAAGTTGTTCTTCAAAATTTAAAGAACGAATATCCTCAAAACGAAAAAGTAAAAATTAGAGTTAAAGGTAGAGATATGTTTCCATTAAAATCTTTTGGAGCAACATTTGCATACGACCAAACTAAATATTTACCAAGAACTACATACTATCAATTAGAAGACTATAAAACGGATGAAGTTATATTCCCATTTGGTGATTATACAAAAGTTAGTTGTGATTCTAAATCCAATTACTTTATAATGGATTTAAATACATTACCAATAAATAGAACTTACCTTTTGAAATTGAAAATAGTAGAAAATGGTATATCTACAATAATAGATGATAAATTAATATTTGAAATAGTTTAAGTAAATGACCAGTTTAGAAGCAATATCAATTAAATTGCAAGAAGAAAAAGATAAAAGAATCGAAACTATCCTTAAAGTTTCGGGGTCATCGGCTATTGTCAAAAATGAATATGGTGTTAATATTGTTGATGAAAATGTCGCATCTTCATTAGTATTTAAAGGATTAACAAAAGACAAATACGATACCGAAGAATTGATTAAGGCAGTTGATGTTACGGTCATTGAATTACTACCAAACATACCGACAACTAATTTAGATTTAGTTCCTAGGCCTGTATATAATGCTGAACTTACAACTTCATTGGATTTAAGAAAACAGGTTGCAGCATTAAATGTTACCGTTGCAACATTGAATACTACAATATCGGATTTACAGGCACAAGTTCAATTTGAAATTAATAATAGATTAACCATTGAACAAACCAATGATTTATTAGTAAATCAAATAGAAACTTTAACTTCTACAATTGAAGATTTTGCATCACAAATTGCAACATCATTACAAAAGTCAGTTGATGAGAGTATTTTGAGAGCATCGTTACAATCACAAAAGACAGGATTTAAAGCACAAATAGAAGCATTGATTCAACAAATAAATTCTCTAAATGCAATCATTGAAGGCTTACAAGCTCAGTTGGGTGCAGTAAGACAACAAAAAGATTTAGAAACAACCACACAGGCACAAGGTGGAACTATAATAAATAAAATAGTAAATGTAAACTTTACGCCGAAAGGTTCACCTACGGATTCAACTATGGCATTTAAGATTAAAAATGCAAGAGATAAAGCTACTCAATGGGTTAGAGGTGAGAGTTTGAAATTAATAAATAATGATTTGGAACCAGTTGATATTACAATCAACGCAACATATGACCAAGGCCAAAGATGGTTTAGTATACCAAAATCATCATTCAAAATGTCACCCGGTGCAACCGAAGAAATTACATTCCTTGCAAATATACCGGGTATTTCATTTGGTAAGAGAGATAACACCGTCTTTTACAATTCCGCATTGACTATAACGGTAAAAAGAGCAGATGGTACATCGGAAACCAAATCTTTCAAACATGCATTAAAAGTTGCACATCCAAAAAGTTTTGATGGTTTTTAAAATAAATAAATAATGAGTATTACAAAATATACAAATATAGAAGATATAAATAATAAATCATCGAATGAGGGTAAATTTATCCAAGCAGATGATTTATTTATAGTTTCAAAAAATGAAATTGAAAAAACCGATTTTGGTATTGGTAAGTATGATGTTATGGAAGTTTCGGTATACGACATCAATAATAATTTATTACCACAAAAGTCTGGAAACAAAGTTGCGTATATAAAAAAAGGTGATATACAAAATTATTTATACAACATAACAAATAAAACAGGTCAAAAAGAACTGGCTATCAATGTTGAAAAACTTTTAAATGAATTAGGATTTACAAATGGTATATTAAAAGTTAATATAAATTTTGTTAGAAATAGAGTTGGTAGTGACAATGCATTGACAAGAGTATGGATACAAGAAGTTTCTCCATCAAGAGAAGAAATTCGTATAATACCTTTAAAAACAAAAGATACAAATATCAATTCAATAAACAATAATCAATTTAAAAATTTAAAAAGTTTAAATAAAGAATTTTTATATTATAAAGATTCAATTTTAAATTCAATACTTTCTTTTGATAATACATTTTTAACAAAGATAGATTCTTATTTAGAAACAAAATATGGAAAGGATTTTTTCAATACATTAAAAATTGATTTTGGTTTAAGTAATTTTGCAAATTTTAGAACAAAAATATTTGAAGATTTTAAGACGGCTGTAACATATTATTTAAATAATAAAAATTACAATATAAACGAATCTAATTTTGGAAAACCATCTGAATTAAGATTTGAAGATTATGAAATTTATGATTTCGATATGATGTTAACCGAAATTCAGAAGATATTAAATAATTGTATAGATATACATTCAAAAATATTAAAAAGAAGAGATATTACT